GTCGACCGGATTGGGCAAACTCGCGGCGTGTCGTGGTTTGCTCCAGTGCTTTCATGGCTGCGAGATCTCGGCGTATACGTCGACAACGAAATTCAGGCGTCAGCAGTTGCCTCATGTTTTGGCGTCGCGATCACGACTAACGGACGCGGCGGCACTGGTTTAATGCCATCGACCGACGATGAGTCGAGCGACATCAACGGCAACCAGTTCGAGTATCTTGAGCCGGCAATGGTCGTGCGGTTGCAGCCAGGGGAATCGGTCGAGTCGATCAATCCAGGGCGTCCGAACTCAGCGTCAGAACCGTGGATCAATCTGATGCTGCGAGGCATCTCAGTTGGAACCGGGCTAAGTTACGAAGTTGTCAGCCGGAACTACAGCGGCACGAGCTACAGCAGCAGCCGCACAAGTATGCTTGAGGATCGTCGTCGTTTCCGTAGGTGGCAACGCTATGACGTACAGCACATGTGCCAACCGATCTGGGACCGATTCTGTGATCAGGCAGCAACTGCTGGCGTGGACGGCTTTTCGTCGATGTCCGAAATACTTGCCGACCGTCGTGCCGCGACTGCGGTGGAGTGGCAAACTCCCGCATGGGAATGGGTAGACCCACAAAGCGAACAGGCCGCGTCAGATTCCGCGTTGAACTCATTTCAAAGCACCTACCAAGACGAACTTGGGCAGCGTGGCAAACACTGGAAAAACGTGTTTTATCAGCGAGCCAAAGAAGAAAAGCTGAAACGTCAACTTGGTCTTGTCACTGCCGACATGGCAAAGGTTGAAGCAACGCAGGCTGAAGGGCAGCAAATGGCCGCTGCGTCTGCAATGCCACAGCCCGGACAGCAGCAGGCAATCCAGCCAGCCGGTGAAATGTCTGACATGTCCCGGCTTCAATGGGGCCGCAATCGCAAAGCCATTGAAGACATTTTGGCGGAGTTCATCGCAGGCACTGCTAGCGAAACAAAGTCAAAGGTGTTTCTGCAGTCGCTGGGGCTGACTGAAGCGACAGCACAGATGCTTTTGGCGGATGCGTCAGACGGAACTGTTGACACGGATTTGGATCAGGTTCCGGAGACAGAAAATGCCAAGTAAGAAAGGCAAGCTGCCACCACTGAAAGCCACATGCGTCGTGATGCGATCGGTCGGAGTGTCGACTGGCGTTTCGGATGTCGTCATTGCCACAGAAACGCCGGTCAGACGATATGACGAAGATCGCGGGTACGTCATCAACGAAGTGCTGTTGATGGATGGGGTTGTTCTTCGCGCCAATCAATCGCAGATTCCAATCGTTGATTCACACGACGACAGAAGCGTCAGAAATATCTTCGGTTCGATCCGTCAGATGCAAGTCATTGACGGTGAGCTTCACGGCGTGCCGTCATTCGCGAGTGATGCAGAATCCCAAGTAATTCGCACGCGAATGGATGAAGGTCACATCACAGATTTTTCAATCACAGCCGTTCCAATGGAATCGCTCTTTGTGCCGCATGGCCAAAGCTACACGACAAAACGCGGAGCGGTGATCGATGGTCCGGCAGTCATCCATGTGCGATGGCAGCCACATAACGCTTCGATTTGCGCCACTGGTGCAGACGAGCACTCTACTGTCCGTAGGTCATATACAGACCTCGAAAGAAAGGTAACGCGAATGGACGAGGCACTATTGACGCAACTGGCAGCAATGGGGCTCCCTGAAGGCATGACAGACCCAAACCAGATCTTGGCATGGGTTGTTGGAAAGCTCGGCACATCTGCACCGGCCGAGATGGCTGAGCCAGTTGAAAACATGGACGGCGAAATGAAGCCGGAGGAAGAAAAAAAGGTCGAAAACATGGACGGTGCGACTGACCCAGAAGAAGACAAGAAGAAGGTTGAGGAAGCAATCAGCCGCGCGTTGCGGACTGATGCAAAACGACGCAAGGAGATTCAGGCTCTTTGCACTGTTCACAAAATCGAGCGATCAGTTGCCGACAGTCTGTGTGACGACGGCGTTGACCTCAACACCGCAAGAACAAGGATCTTGGAGCGAATGGCCAACAAACCTGCCGGTCAGTCGACCGAACGTGTCAGCGTAACAGAATCAGCCGATGACAAGCTGTTTGCAGCGGCCCGTGATGGCCTGATCATGCGAACTCTGCGAGCCAGCGGAATGCGAAACCAGACGCTGGCAAACCCAGCGGCCGGACATCAGGACTTCGTCAGCATGAAGCTGGGCCGCGTTGCAGAAATGTACGCGGAAAAGATGGGCTGCGACGTTCGACGCATGGCCGCAAAGGATATCGCACTGGTCGCAATGGGCCATCCGGGATCAATGAACAGGTTCCGAATTCAGCGTGATGCGTATCACACGACCGGAAGCTTTTCTAATCTTTTGCTGGACGCGGCAAACAAGACGCTTCTGGCAGGATATGAGGAAGCACCGTTCACTTGGAACATGTGGGCGCGTGACGCCGGAACGACTGCGGACTTCAAGAACATTAACCGCATTCGCTTCAGCGAAATGGGTACGCCGGAAATGGTGCCAGAAGGCAACTCATATCCAGATGCACCAATGAGCGATGCAAAGGAAACGTACAAGATCAACAAATACGGCAACATGTTCACGGTAACATGGGAAACCGTCGTGAACGATGATCTTGACGCCATCAGCCGCATTCCTGCAATGCAGGGTGCAGCGTGTCGACGTCTGCAGAATCAGGCCGTCTATGGCGTCCTGACGAGTAACCCGACGATGGCTGACACCGGAGCATTGTTTAACGCAACTGCTCAGACAACTGCAGGCGGTCACGCGAATTTAGCGACGGGTGCAGGGGCTCCGGCAGTCGGAACGCTTAACACCGCGTTCATTTCCATGATGACTAAAAAGGGATTGCGGTCGGATGTGATTCTCAACATTCAGCCGTCGTTCTTGATCGTTCCTGCGGCAATCTCAGCGACTGCACTTCAGTTGCTTGGATCGATTGCAGATCCGTCCGTAGGTGGCAGTGCGGCTGGCAACAGCAACACAAAGAACATTTATGGGCCGAACGGCGATCGTCCATTGAAGGTCATCGTCGAGCCGCTGTTGGATGCAAACAGCTCGACGGCGTGGTACTTGGCGGCCAACAACAGCCAAGTTGACACCGTTGAAGTGACATTCCTTGAAGGTGAGCAGTCGCCAGTTCTAGAGAATGAATGGGACTTCGATAAAGACGTCTACAAGTACAAGGTGCGTCAGACGTTTGGCGTTGCTGCCATCGACTTCCGTGGCCTGTACAAGCACGCCGGGGCGTAATGCTCTAACAATCTGAATCCGTCCAGCCGGTCATGTGATCGGCTGGACTTTTGGAAGCACTCCACAACGTAGCGGAATGCGATGACCGTTGTTTCGAAAGGTGAAGATCATGGCCGGTATTCAAGATTTTGTAGAATGGTATGACGATTTCCTCGGGCCGCAGACAGTGCTTGCGTCGCCAGTTGGCGGTGATCAGTGGGACTTGGCTGTTACGGGAACGACGCCGACGGCGACAGTCGGCGGAATCAATGGCGAACTGACGCTCGCAAACTCATCCGCAACGGAAGTTCAGAATTGTTGCGTGTTCACGAGTGACGTTCTCAACTACGACATTGATCTAATTCAGCGGGCTGAGTTTCGCGTCAAGTTTACTGCGCAAACGGGTGGAACATGCGACTCAACAACGTCGATCGCGTTCGGGTTGGCCAGTGCTCGCAATGATGCTATCGACTCACTCGCTTCGCATGCGTTGTTTCGAATCATCGGCAGTAACGCAATCGTCGTCGAAACAGATGACGCTGTGACCGACCGAGACGATATTGCGACTGGAGTGAGTTTCACCAGCGGAGTTTATCGCAAGTTCGTGATTGATTTCACTGGCGGCAAGTCAGACGTTAAGTTCTATATCGACGGTGTGCGCGTGGCGGCTTCTACGGTTTTCACGATGGCAAGCTACACCGCAGGGTTCCAGCCGTACTTTCAGATTCAGAAAACGTCGGACAATAACACCGATGCCTTTTCTGTAGACTATATCAAGATCGTATCAAAGCGAGCCTGATATGAGTCTGGCAGATCGGATCGTAACTGATGCGGCTGGTGTGTTTCTTAACAGCGATCATTTCGCTGAAACAGTCACGTACCACCCGCACCGGTTCGGGACTCCAGCGACGCCAAGAACAATCAAGGCTGTCGTGATCCGCAATCAGGTGTCTACGTTCGGGCCTGACGAACAGATCGTGCCAGAGTTCGAAGTCAGAGTTGCTAACAATTCCACAACCGGAATTAGCAGCGAAGAACTCAACACTGGCGGCGATCAAATTAAGCTGGCCGTGAGGATCGGAGAAACACCGACGAAGCGGTCAGTGCAATTATTGTCTGAACATGACTCCGGAATGCTGGTGTTGATATGCCGGTAACATTTCAAACGCCTGTCGTCTCACGAATCTCAGATGAGATCTTCGCGCGGCTTCAGGCATTGGTGTCCGGCAGTGCTGGGGCGTATGCGTTCACAGATGTTGTCAGGCCGACAAAGCTGGCGACATACACGCCGCAACATGGTCTGATCGTGTTGACTCGTGGTGAGGTTTCACGACTGACGGAAATCGATTGCCCCGGCAATCCTCCGGCGGTCGGTTATCAACAGACGTTTTCAATTCGTGTTCATATTGCTCCAAGCGAAAAGGACACAACGCCAGTCGAGGTGTATGAGGACGTCATGGAGGCAGAGATTCACAAGGCCATTGTGGACGATCCGGCGACGTGGCACACGTTCGGAGAACTCGCAATTAATGCTGATCTTGGGGCACAACAGACGGCAACATCAGATGGCGGATACGATGGAATCGCCATTCCTCTGACGGTTATGTTTCGAGTCAGTGAGGGCGATCTGTACACGGTGCGAGCATGATCGGAATCGAAATAGATAAATCTCAAATGAGCCGGTTGACCGCTGCCGTAATTGCAAGCGGCAAAAAAATGTCGAAAGAAATTGCGGGGACACTCAACGCAGTATCGAAAAAAACCAAACTGGAAATGGGCCGTGAAATACGCAAGCGAGTCGCGATACCAAAAGACGAAGTCGAAAGGCCGTTAAAAATAAAGGCTCAAGCCTCACCGGGAAGCTTAGTTGCGGTTGTATCGCTGAAAAAAACGCCTCGGCTCGGATTGCGACACTTCGGAGCGAGGCAGGATAAACGCGGCGTGTCATACAAGATCGGCAAGACTGGCGGGCGAGGGCGAGTCGACGGAGCTTTTATGGGGCCAAAGCCCGGAGCCGTGAAGATAAGCTGGCGAGGCAATGCTTTTAAGCGTGTTGGACGATCAAGACTTCCAATCGTCAAACTGCTAGGTGTTTCAGCATATGGAGCATATAAGAAAAACGAGCTGGCAGGGCCGCAACTCAAGGCCA